TTAACTAATGTCGTTGTAGATCGGTTATACTCGTCCATGTATTCAATACCTACCTCATAGCCTCTATCACTATGAAGGCTCGATGGAGACGATATAGTTGAGAACGTAGCTGTAGAGACAGAATACTTAAAGTACTCATATGCAAACACTCCTGGATTAGCGTTGTCCTCATACTTTATTGCTGGAACCTGAAACGCAAGCGTATTAGCTCCCGCTCCTGTTGGTGCAAACACATCAAAGTCACCATTGTCACTATCTATACCTCCTCCAACTTTAGTCCATCCAGACTTTGCAGTAACATTAGTATAGAATTGGTCTGTTAAGCTATAACCATCTGCTGAACTAGCAAATGGCAAAGATGATAACACCTTGCTTGTAAAAAGCGGGTCAGATACCAAGTCAGCTATTGAGTTATAATCTCTAGGCAGTACATATACAAAATCCTCTCTATAATTATTTTGAGGCTCATTGCCGTCTACATAGTTACCAGAAGGGTCAATAAAACTATCGTGAGATATGTTAAAGTCAATACTTATAGATGCACCTCTAACTAATTCTATGCCTGTTAGATCTATATAAATAGTACTGTCATCTATACTCCTATTGGTTTCTATCGTGTAATTACTAACCAAACTCTCTGTAGCAAGGACTTGAAGTCTAACCTCGTCAGATATTAATTCAAGGTCATAATCAATAACGGTATCTACATCGTAGCCATCCACATAGTTACCGTAGAATATACGGTTAGCCATAGACGTCTGTGCTTTGGCCTTCTTAGGTACGTTGTCAAATCGTCTTAGTATCTCATCATCTGGCAGAGTAGTGTAAATCTTTTGATTATCAAAATCCACTACAGCAGTATCATTGTCACCCCACCCTTTATCTTCCTTGTCAAACCTCTCTATAACATGCACTACATTAGTGTGAGATAATTTAAAACAAAGGTCTATACCAACTACCTGCTTCGCCCCAGTGTTAAAACTAATATTAACAGCATTGGCTAGGTTAGTCATTCCTGTCTGATCGTAGTTGTTTAAGTCTACAGAGAATGGCCCTGCCAAAAACGCTACCTCTGAAAACTGAGATAACGCAGAGTATTCACCATTCTCATATCTATACCTATAAGCAAATCTAATAAACCGATCCTCCATATAGTTGTTGTCCGTCGGCTGTGTTATCAGACTGATAGTAGGACTATCTACAGGTGGTTTAACGATTACAGATATATCATCCTCCTCGATTTCGTCTACACCATTCACAGGCATAGGGTATGTCTTGTTTATATTGATTCGTCTTGGCTGATTGTAATTATCAGTAAAGAACAACATATCATCAATAAGGTCAATTCCATTTATTAGGTATTCAGGGTTAAAATTAAGTACGCTAGTAGATACAACATGGTATCTTAAACTACCATTATTTTGGTTGTAGGATGCGATTATATCAGCCTCATCAGAGGTTACGAACCAATATATTGTCTCCTTTGCACCAAACTCATATGCTCCGATACATACAGCATTAGTTAAAGGACTACCATCATACTCAAGCTCTGCAACAAGCTCGTTACCCTTTGCGTTCTCTACACTCCCTGCTTCACCATCCTCATCAGAGGATATTCTAATATTTAGTGCGTCGGTATACTGTCCGTTAGGTAGCAGCCTTTCGTCAAGGCTTTTATTCATTTTACTACCTACAAATACTCTGTTTAAATCCATACTACTTCAACCACTTTTGAGCACCTCTAAGCTCTTGTAATAGTCTGCTTGGGTGTATGTTACCGATTCTTATTCTAGCGTTTCTAAGCAATGCTGATTTGCGCTTCTGAGCACGTCTAACAACGTACTCTTGTATGTTTACCTTAGAGTTCAGTATGGCATAGCTTATATAGGCATACATATACTCCTCGAACATCTTGTTTACCTTAATCTCAGAGTTGTCACCGCCTTCCATACCATCAGACACATATTCTAGTACAACTATTTCACCAGCCATAGGTGAACTAAAATTAATTACACCTCCTTTCTTGTTAATCTTAAATGTTGGATTACTATTGGCTGTTTCGGTATTCATACCCATTCTTGCACTTATAGGGTAATCAAATATCCATCTACCATCAACATTATAACCCATTTCACCATGCATGATACTATCCCCTAGATACTCTGTCTTATGAAATCCACTAATCCTGTCCTCATCTAGTGTTGAGGTTCCTGTAAGTACATTACCCTCCTCATCAAATAACACATTACATTCGTTGTCCTGTAAATATGCTGTAGCAAAGTTTGTGTTCTTGTTTTCCGTAAGAGGGAATAGTACACCATTCTTATATAAAGATATCCTTACCCAATTTACATAATCGTTAGGTAGTATCACAGAAGCATTGTCACAAACACTAAGCTCTATAATCTTTGTTTCCTTAAATGCGTCATAATTAAGCTCCTGTATAGCTCTCTTAGCGTGAAATAATACAGTATCTCTTTGCACATTGTTTACTAGTTTGTCGTTGCCAACATACTGCATCATGTAGTTGTTAACTATCTGTGCTAGAGATACATACTGATAAGAACCCCAATTCTCATCTTCTGGAAGGTTCCCACCGTTCTCATAATATTGATATCCTGTAAGGTATGCCATTATCGTTGTCTTTGTTGTTCTTGTAATTCGTCAGTCTGTGCAGCGGTATAAACATCTTTCTCCCTTATAGAGATACCAACATACTGAAGTATCTTAGATATTAATAGCGGTTCGTCTGTATGAGGCAATTCAAAATCTTGATAGTCATTTGCACTCTGATCAAACAAAGGCTCTCCGTTCTGTAGTGTTACATATGTCCACTTCGGGTCTAAAGGCTTTCTTATGTAAGCACAAAGAAGCTCATCCATACCTCCTGGAAGTGTGTTAAATACCTCTGTAACAGTACCTTGTATAGTTTTCTTTAACTGTGTATACACTGGGTACTCAGTAGTAGGTGTAACTAGATCCGAGTTTTTAATCATTAGAAACCTAGAATTAGAAATTTTGTCCAACATATTACCACTAAAGGAAATGTTATTTATGGTATAGTAGTCAGCAGGAACCTCAAAATTGTTCTGCGCCCCTACAATCGGCTCTAACTCAGCCTCTACCATAAAGGAATCTATGACCTCTGTCAGTGTCTTAACTAAATCCGCATAGTCTGACCCAGACATTCTAGCGTTTTGCTTAACAACCCAATTGTTATACCTATAAAAGTAGTCCTCAAATATGTCTAACTGCGCTTGCTTTGCGTAAAGATTAAAATCACCCGGAGATATGTAACCGAAGTTCTGTTTATTAGCAATAGCTAAAACAGTGTTTCTCACACTATTAATCATCGTAAAAGTATTTACACAAAGATAATCAAAAAAAAGACCCCTTCATTTACGAAGAGGTCTCTCTTATTTATGTAATTTAAACTAGTCTTCTAGCTTATTTGACAACAATTTCATCACTTCGATGCCTTCATCCGTTTGGAAGAACGAAACCAATGCTGTAATTGGTGATTCTCCAAATGGGATACCTAACAATTTTTTCTTGTTATTAGATAGGTTGTAGTAAATATCCTTGTTCTTGTTCTTTAGTTTTAATAAACCTTCTGCAAAACACTTAGCCGCAGTACTCTGTAATTGTAACTGAGGGTCATTAAGCGTATCTAAGAAGTCTACAGGGTTATTCTTGGCATACATTCTAACGTCTCTTTTAAGCTCCGCAGAACTCATCTTATCAACGTTTAGACCTAATGCAATACGACCGATAGTTTCTAGCATATCAATGCTTAATTCTCTAGCAGCAACCTGTGCATCTAACTGTGCATCTAGGTTTTCCATGTCAGCAGTTGCGTCTTTCTCTTGGTCTACCTCTGCAAACACCGTCCCATTACCTGGGTGTAGTGATAAGAACTCTTGTAATACTGGGTTTGTCTTTGGAACGACAAGCATACCGTCCTCAAAGATGACTGGCTCTATAATAGCATTTCCATCCTGCTCATCCTCGAATGGTGACCCTTGGTTTGAAGAATATCTTAACGCTCTGTTTCTCTGACCGTCAAAATATAGCAACGGCTTACGACGTGAGTTTCTAGAGTTAAGAATAAAAGATAAGGGAGCAGTCCTCCCTAATAGTCTGTAGGTTTTGTCCTTAAGGACAGTTTGAGTTTTCATTTGTATTTAATTTAAAATTTATATAAAAAGAAAGGGCTGACTTAACAGCCCCTTCCTTATTAATTGCTTCTTACTTGAATAAGAAGAAGTTGTTTGCACCTAATGTACATAAAGCACGCTCTGATAAGAAGTGTACATCCATAGCGTCTAGGTCGCTATTTGAAGCACCACCAGCAGAACCTACAATCCAAGATTTCATCTTACGATCTTCAGCCTCACTAGCTCTATAACGAACGTGTAGGAATGGACGCTTAGCGTTTTTACCCATTACTTGATCATAAACAGTAGTAGATCCAGCAGGAACTAATACACCCTCTACAGCACCACCTACGATACCACCACGCATTGTAGCGTCGTTTAGGTATTTCCAGTCAGACTTGTAGAAGTCATATCCTCTACGGAATCCGTTGAAACCTAGGTTAAGAGCCATATCCTCATCGTTATCGAATAAACCATAAGAAGAAGCGTTTGTACCAAAGTTGTTCTGAGCAGCTAACATGTTGTCAATATCGAAAGACATTGCACGGTTAACGAAAAGAACGTTCTCCTCGATAGCACCTTGCTTGTCAAGTAATGCTACTACAGCGTCGATATCGTCAAGGCTATCAATACCACCAGTAGCAGTGTTACCACCGTTCTCGATAGCGTAGAATAAACCTTCAGAACCTTTACGTCCAGCAAGGACAGCGCCTGAACCAGCCTCAGCAGGAACAGCTTCAATCATAGCAGTTTCTAGGTAATCCTCAAAACGTAGACGAGTTTCGTGCTCTGATTTTAAGTACCACAGGTATCCTGTAGCACCGTTCTCAGTAGTTACTTCTACCCATCCAATCTGAGCCATATCAGAACCGTTTACGCTGTACTTATCTTTGATGATAATCGGGCTGTTTTCCTTGATATCTGTTTGAGCCTCTAAAGAACCTTGCATTCCGTTTGTTCCTTTTTGGAACTCAGAACCGAAAACAAATAAATCAAACTCAGCAGATACATCACCAGCAGCGATACCATCAGCGTTGTAAAGTGCTACAACCACAGTGTTAGTGTCAACAGCAGTAACGATACCCTTATAAGATGAAGCAGCAGATGCGCGGTTAGATAAAAATACTGTTTGACCTACTCTTAATGCATGAGCGGTTGCGTTAACAGTTACACTGTTATCCCCTCCAGTTGCACTGTCAAGATCCACACCTTCGTACTTAATGTGTAGACGACCTTGCTCAGACCATTTGATAAGGTCAGATGTACATGGCATCTCTGCACCTACCATGCGTAGGAAAGATGATACTGTACGGTTACCGTAACGTTCGAATTCTTTTTCGTAAGTGTCAGGTAAATACTGATTTAAGAAGTTGAAATCAGAAATGTAGTTTGTAGATGTCGCCACCTGTGTTGGCGCTGGAGTTAAACTCACATTGCCGTTAATTGTTAAAGCCATAATAATTTTTTTTAGCGTTTTTTAATCTTTAAACCTCGTCCGCTATCGCTATCTATTGCTCGAATCTTAAGACCATTATTGGTGGTCATTTGTTGCGGTGTGCTACGAACATCCATATCTATATTTTTGGATGCCTTTACACTACCAACCACAGCATCTGCCTTACCCTTCTCATAGAAGTAATTAGCTAGTTTGTCTGGATTCATAGCAGCGTTTAGCGCTTTATGGTAACCAACAGGGTCAGTAATTAAACCATCCTCCCCAACATACTTGGAGATGAAATTGTTAATGTTAGACTGTACCTCCTTTGTCTTAGCAATATCACCAGGACTAAAAACAACCTTATCATCACCGATATTAAATTCAAAACCTTTGAAATCATCGGTAAATAACTCGTCTGTCTTCTTTTGGAAATACTCAGTCATCTTCTGATTTTCCTCTTGAATACTTTTGGACTTAGCCACATATTCCTTGTAAGCCTTGTAGTCCTCCGACTCTTCGATATTGGCTGATTCTCTAACCGACTCGGTAGGAACCTTGTATGCCTCCTTCAAATCATTGAAGTGCTTCTTAGCTTTAGCAAGCTCTTTTTTAAACGCGATCTTCTTAGCCTTTACCTCAGACTCATCGTCTAATTCTTCGTCGTAAGAGAACTTTTCGCTCATCAGATATTCAATATCTTCTTGGTCTAACTCATTCTCTACTTCAGCGTAGTAGTCACGTAATAATTTGTTAGGATCCATTTTATCGTAGTCTTCCTGTAACTTCATGAAGTCATCGATACCACGACCTGTCTCCTTTTTATACTTCAAGAAAGCAGACACATCTTCTGGTAACTCCTCGCTCTGCGTCTCTGGCGTAGCAAATAAGTCATCGATAGATGAT